CCCATCGAAATGCCGAGCCGCTTCATCCCCCCGGTTGAAAGGCGGTCCATAGCCGCACCAGTGGCGTTTATAGCGGATTGAGCCTGCCCCGCCCCATCAACGGACATTTTCAGCTTGACATTTTGTACTACGTCTGCCATATTACCCCTATCTTACAAATTGGGAGGTTCCCCATGTTGACCGAAACCCTTATCATTCTTGCGGCGGTCATCTACATTGGCCTGTCTGTAACCAATGGGCTTGTCGCCTCTATGAAGGGCTACAACGCCGGTGCTTTTGTCGGGTATTCTCTGCTCGGCTTCGGGCTGTTTGTGTACCTCATTCTTCTGGCCGCCCCTACCCGTCCAGATAGTTCTCGTAATACTTCAGCAGAGAGAACTTCACCACTGTCCGATAATCCAGCGACCGCCTGATCTCTATCGCCTTCATCGCGTCGCTGTCTGCAACAAGATAGGCGAGCCAGTCGAACTCAAGTAGCTCGAGCATCGGCTTCTTCGGCTTTACGCCTTTTTGCTCTTCTCCTCTGTATCTGAGGTGGAACTCTGCAACCACTTTGGAGAGATGCGGGTCGTTAACCCCGCTGACATAAAAAAACCCGCCGCAATCACCTCCGCCTCGGGGAACGTCAAGCCTCCGAGGTTCAACCCCTCCACATCCTCGATGATCGCCTTGCAGAACGCCGCCCACTTTTCACGGAACCCCTCAGTACCCATCGCCTTCTGCGTCCAGCTAACCCCCTCCTGGTTCATCCCCAGTTCCGCACCGAGCCGCATCGCCTCCTCGACAACATCTATCGTCGGGAACTTGTAGCGATAGGTCTTGTCCTTGTACTCAAATTCCAGCGGCTTCGGTGAAAACGGATTCTCTACTGCCATGTATCATCCTGTGCTATTGTCCATACCATGAATTGCAATGTAACGCTCGCCCATTCTTCGTCGGGCTTGTACTCTCGTACCACCTTTGGGTTCTCGGTCTGTAAGACTTGCCACCTACCGTCACCCTTGCTGTACTTGAAGCAGAGCTTCGACATGATCTTTCTCAGGTCGTGAAGTGAAGGCTCACCCCATTCATCAACCTGTGAGTGCTTCACATCTCCGGCATGAGGGCTGAGTCTTACATAGCTCGTAAGGTTCACCATTATCACCGAGTCCGTAACCGGGGGTGTCCCGATGGAGCCTACCGTCGTGAAAGCAACAGTCTCCTCTCCGAGCCATGCCGAGAGCAGAGGAAACTCCTTCTTCACCATCTCCCCGATCTTGTCCTCATCCAGCGGAACCCTGTGGACGTAGGCCACATCCATACGGTAGCCGTTCGCCCTCCGGATCTCCTCGCACTCCGCTACGATGTCATCCAGTATCTTCTCGCTTCTGGAGTATTCAGTGGGTATCAAATGACCACCTTCACGCTCTTAACGTGAGTCGATAACGGCTGGCGACCGGGAGCATTAATCTCGATCTGCCATGTATCGTTCACGATGAAATCAGTCGAAGCGTTCGCCCTCGCAAGGAATCTCACGAAGATGTTATTGCTGATCTCCGCCCACTGGTTGCTTGTAGTGATGTCTGTTCCGTTGTAGGTCGTGCCGTTATCCTTCGACACCTGGAACGTGGCAGTACCCAAAGCCCCGCCCGTTGTTATCTTGATCTTCCAGAATACATCCTGATTAAACCCGACAGGTGAGGATAGGTCGGGATATACCGATGTCGTGGTCGTCCTGTCCGGCTGGAACTCCCCCCGTAGCTGTATCATACCGTGTGAGGTATTCGAGGAATCAGGCCAGTGCTTCGCCTTCCCGATTTCACTCTGGGTAAGCTCCCAACTGAAGGTTCTCTTCCCCGTCACATACTCATCCAGCACCCCACGACCCGCGGCGAGAAGCTGGGCCGCTATATTCTCAGGGATACCGTCGTTGAACACCGCAGGCTCTACGTTTCCGATCAGATGCCCGCAGGCTATCTTCGCCACCGCGTCGATGAAGTCCCGGTCATAAGGGTCTTTGACCACCCCACCGGATACCGTAGCGGAAGGCGACATGGGAATAGGGACGATATGCTTCGAGTGAAGCCTCGCCTCCGCTTCCCTGCTCGCCACCTTCACCGCATCGGTCCTGATTGTGTCAATATCCTGCCCGATGGTGTACTGATGATTCTCAGGCACACCCCCGGTCGGATAGAAGTACAGAACGTCATTGGTCGAATCGTAGTACCATTCCTGAGCGGCATCGACCGCCCCAAGTGAGGCGGCCTCCGTCATCTTCACCCCATCCTCGAACATCGCCTCCACATAGCCTGTCCCGGCCTTGCGGAAGATGTTTGCCGTAGTATGAGGCAGAAAGCCGCGAAGGATCTGCTGTTGACCCTTCAGGTACTCGAATACCCTCCCGTATGCGCGGGAAAGGTCTGTACTTGTATTGCAGTATTGCGTTTGCATCCGCTATACCCTTTTGACTGCTCCGGGCCGTTCGAGAAACTGGGCCTCTTCTTCCGTCAGTTCGATTGTATCACCAGGCTTGGCAACGACATCACACTGAGCCGCGAGGTCTCTCAGTCGGACCTTCTCAGTTCTGTTATCGACCACTTCCGGGTCGTAGAACAGAAACCGCTTCAGGACGTTGTGCCGTTCGTCCTTCAACTCACCCAGATAGGCCGAGTATTCGTTGATCCGTACAACACATTTGACGAGGCTGTTTGTTGACTCAGGTACTTCTTCGGCTTCCACCGTCTTACGCTTTGCCATCTGACTCCTCAGACTTGTGTATAAAATCGGGGGCGTGTTACCGCCCCCTTTGTGTTATGGCCTTTCGGTAAAGACAAGGACCGTGTAGTTAGGGCTTGTGACCCCCAGGTTGCTGACCCCATCCACCCGGAAGCGAATCTGTGCGCCTCCCGGTATCCGGTTCGTTGCTGAGTTATCCCTGAGTTCCAGACCCAGACCCGCACCGCTATTGCTCGTTGTGATGAGGGTATCGCCAGCCGCCACCGTCATCGTTACCCAGTTCTGCGCTCCGCTTCCCCGGTAATCAACATTGATTGCCAGTTCAGCAGAGTCAGCCGCAGAAACGAATACCGACACCCGACCGACCGGACTGATGTTGACCACCCCCGAAGTGTCGATTGTGGAGGCATAGGTCGTATTCAGTGCCGTGGTCGTGAGGACGTTCGGCTGTGCAGATGCTACCCCCGCCAGAAGGACGAGGGCAACGAAAGCGAAAAGAAGCTTTTTCATTGTCCTATTCTCCTTAGAGGGTTGCAAGTGATTTGATCTCGACCGCACCGACATCCTTCGAGTTGCCAGCGACTGAATCCCAGTTGCCCGAGGTCGCAAGCTCAACATCGGTCGGGGTTGTACCCGAAGCCGTGCCGATCCACTTGAGGTAGTTCAGATGCGGAACGTAGTGAATTGTGCTGACCAGATCATCCGTCCCACCGGCAAGCAACGGTTCACGGTTGGCTTCCAGCTTCAGGTTTTTCTGGTAGTACAGGCTCATCGCCCCCGGACGAAGCAAGAACGTCGAATAGACCGAGCTTGACACCGGAGCCTGATCTGTAACGAACACAATACGCGGTCCGATGCGACCTTCACGGAGAAGGTGATTCGCACCGACATCGGTAGCGTTCGGGTAGGTCAGGATGTTCGCCTTCTGGAGCTTGTGCGCAACCTTCGAGTGCATGATGACGATGGAGAGGCTATCCCCTTCATCACCGAGCAGATCAGCCGCGTCAATCAGAAGGTCAGGAGAGAACTCCTGCGCCGACTTGTCGAGCTGATATGTCGCACTCTCGGACGCAATCGCTCCGGAGAGAACCTTGATGAGCGATGTGTCAAGTTGCCGCGCCCAGAAGTTCGCCATCTGGCGAGCCGCTTCCTTCACGGGGTCGGTCCCTGCGAAGATTGCCGCAATATCCTCACCGCTCATCACCAGACCCCTGGCGCAGACGACACCAATATCCACTCCTGTGGTCATAGCGCGTCGGGTGAGGTTTGTGTTCGCCGTTAAAAGCTCGGCGTTGGACTGTGAGATCTCCTTGTAGAAGGGGATCTTGAACGTCTTGCCACCATGCCGGCTGAACTCCCCGATGATATCAGACCGCGGGTTGATGCCAACCGCACCAGACCGCACAAGCTGAATCTTCTCAGGAAGCATCGCCTCCATATAGGCGGCAAATACGGGACTCTTGTCAACAAGGTCCGAAAATGCTGTTGCTGCCACTTTGTTAGTTCCTTATCGTGATTGCCGGTAATCGGCCTTCATGCGCTCCTGAACGTCCGGTGGGAGTTTCAGGAACTCCTCCATCGCCTTAGAGCTTGCAAGCGCATCCTTGAACGATGTTACCGTGACGCTTTCCGAGGGCTTCGGGCTTCCGGCTGGTTTCGTTACCACGAGAGTTTTTGCGAGCTTCTCCAGTCCCTCTATCGGGAGGGCTGAAAAGGTATCGTCCCACTTGTCGCCCAGTTCGGCCTTGATCTGCTCTCGTCTGGCGTTCTGGAATGTGTCCCACTCCCTCGCCTTCCTCTGAGCCGATTCGAGTTCCTTCTGGGTTTTCTCCACTTGCGCCTTCAGCCTCTCTGTCTCCGACAGTTCAGCTTCCTTGCGCTTCGCCTCTTGTTCCTCGTACTCCCGCAGTTTGGCCTTTTGCTCGTCGCGTGATGCAAAGGCTTTCTTCGCTTCCGCTTCGAGGTATGCGACCCGTTCAGCTAACTGCTCCGCAGTCGGCTTGGAGCTTTCCTGCTCCGGTTGTTTTGTTTCGGCTTCCGCCATTACTTTGCTCCTCCGAGCCTGTGATTGAAATGAAAAAGGCGAGTAAGACCCTCTGGTCTATACTCGCCTCAGTTGTTCTGATAGCGTCTTATGTCGCTATGGTTACAGCTTGATGCTTTCCTCTGTTACAATTCTCGTAATGACCCCCGCCTCAACGTGAAGCACGATCTTCCCGTACTTCTTCGCAAGGCAGTATGCTTTGATGAACTCTATGACTTTACTGGACAACAGGCCCCACTCCTACAAGTATCGGACTCAATTCAGGGGTATCTTCAGGGACAATCATGCACTGGCAATTTGCCCCGCATCTCGACCCGAACTCAGCCGGAAGGCCGACCGTAGTCCAGGTCTCCATTGTCTCCAGTCTACCGTGCCTCTCAGCGCAATCAGGGCAGACGTTCTTACCATTGGACTGCCAGCGGAACTTCTCACCCGTGAACTCTCCAGCGGACTGACCCGACAGTATCTCAGCGATCATACCGTTGGTGCTTGCTATATTGACTGCCCCGGTAATGGCGGTCTTGACCTGTGTCGGGTAGCCGCTGAATACTCTCGATAGCTTGTCATCCAGACTCTCCATGAGTTCATCAAGTATCACACCCTCAGAAGCCCCCGCAATCAAACGGCGCATAATGTACTCTTCCACGTCGATAACCGTCCGCTTCGATGCCGCTTCCAGTGCATGAGGCAAGTACCCGTTCTGCCTGAGCACGAGGTTGACCGCCTTCACCAGATCCTTCTCATCCGCCACTGATACGCCTCTTCGCGTTCTGTGCCAGCTTCTGGAGGTACGCCCTGATGATCGGCTTTACCTTCGTGTTCAGGAAGTCCTGATTCCATGAAAGGGACACCCTCTGAGGAAGGTTCCCCTCTCCGTGTTGATGAAACGCCTGTACCTCTGACCTCGTTGTTCCCTGCGTCACTTCGAGGAACCCCGCTCCCGGCCTGATGGTCGTTCCCCTCGACATATTGCCTGTGTCTATGAGTGGAGTCTGGGGGCTTCTGCTACCCTTCTTCCGCTTCCGTTCGATGGTCTTAGCCTTCAGGGGTGTCATGGGGCTTAGGTCATTCAGGTTCAACCCGGACCGCATCTTCTCCTCACGGTACTTCCGGTAGGCAAGGCCGATGTCCTTCATCACCACTTCGGGGATGATAAGCCCCTCAGCGATCTTGCTCAGGTCAATATCGGTCTGTATCTCAGCCCTGAATTGCACGGGTCAGTTCCGCTCCTCGTTTCGCTGAAAGCACAATATCCTTCGTGTACTTCTTCGCCTCATGCTTCGCTACGGTCTCCAGTATCAGAGGCAACCTCTCGCGGAAGGTACGAAGGTCAGAGATATTCAGCTTCTCAGCTACCTTCTTCACCTTCGGCAACAAGGTCTCTGATTCCTCCTTCGCCCTCGCCTGGACCTTCTGCCTCTCCTCCAGGTTCCTTCTCATCAGCTTTTCCGCTTGGTGCATCTTCGTCCCTCAGTATCGCAAGGATGGTTTCTTCGTCTGACTTGCCCAGACTGTTGATCTTCATGTTGTCATCGAGCTTCTTGACCGCTTCCTCTTCCGTGAGGTCCGGGTTCTCCTCAAGGATGAGGTCAAGCCTTGAGATAACACCATTCGCCAGCATGAACTCCCGCCATGCTATCTCGTCAGTAACCGAAGTAAAGCCGCTGTCCTGCTCTGCGAAGTCTGCAATCAACTCACCCTTCTCGATAGCCGGAAGCCCGAACTTCCCGCCCATCGCAGAGACAATGCGGTACAGGGGGGCTTCTATGTACTCCTCGATAATCTCGATCTGCGCCTCCCTGTCCTCGAGGTCTCGCACGTTCTTGATCTGCAAGGCTCTCCCAGATGATACCTGGCCTGTGTCAATCGACCAGTTGAAGTTCAGGTTCATGGTGTTCGAGGCCAGTTCCATCTGGAACTTGATAGCCTCGATATGCTCACTGAAGTTGGCCTGCATATCCAATGGATAAGCCTGAAGCGACCCCGCTCCCACCCCCTCAACAGGCTTGATCTTCAGGACGTGCTTATTGCCCAGCTTGAACTCCTTGACCGTATCATCGGTATCCCCGACCACCACCAGTTGCTTGAACCCGTTGTAGTGGAGCAGTTGATTCAGCGCAGATACCGCCATATCGATCTCACGGTTCTGCACCACAAGGTCCGTCCTCGGCTGGTCGATATGGCTCTCAACAGGGTAAGCCCTGCGAGGGAAGAAGAAGTTGAACACCCCGTAAGGGTTAGGCTCTGTGCTTACGATATTCCCCAGAGCGTCAATCTTCCGCTTCTCACTTGCGTCCCAGTGTACCCAGATCTGGCTTCCGTCCTTCGCTCTCAGGGCGGTGGGATAGACAACCCCAGTAGGCTCAATCTGAAGCTCATCATCCTCATCGAAGATCGGGTAGTATTCCGGTATCAGGACGAACTGGAGCTTGCCGTTCTTCACGAACACCCCGACAGCCACATCAGAGAGCAGTTGTGTGTGTCGCTCTACCACCTTGCTGAACGGGAACCATCCCGACTTCTTCAGGAGTTCGGTGTACTTGTCTGCCACCTCAGGCTTTGAGCCTGCCTTCACTACCTTCCGCTCCGGCTGTTCGAGATAGATCCTCGATTTCAGGTCAACGAGCTGGGCGGTAATCGGGACATGAGACAGCAGGCTGTCCAGCTTGGCGGGTTCATCCCATGCGTGCTTCTCATGGTCGAACGTCCGGAAGAAGTCCTTGAGATAAGCATCCTGACCCCCATGCTCGGCTAATACCTCATTGCGGTAGTAATCAAGGCACTCCCTCCTTGACTGCTGGATCTTCTGGAGCGTATCGCTTTCTGCGAGGTACAAAGCCCTCGACAAGTCTTGTCCGGCTACGGACCGGAACAGCGGTGCTATCGGAGTGAAGTTGAACATTTAGCGCACTTCCACCTGGAATATGGAATAGCCGTAGATGTTACGGTCATTCCTCTGGAACGGAATCGTCACAACAGAGAAGTCCGCACCCTCTCCAGGGTTCAGCACGGTGACAGTATCTTCTAACCCCTCAAACGGAGGGATGGAGAGAAAGACGTTCCCCGTCACCCCGTATGCAGTCTGGAATGTCTCCCCCTCGATTGTATCGTACCTCAGTTCAAGCCCCGGCGTTACCGTGATCGCTCTGTCTCCGGTGTTTATCAGATGCCCGTAGCTGTAAGCAACCCAGAAACCGTCGCCCATATCTTCAGCCCACCTGACATCATAGTACCTGAGTTCGAGGTCGGTCGGCACAGGGCCACTGCCGACGATTGTTATATCGTCTGAGCAGGACACAAGGAGCAGGCAGGCGAGGATTAGACTGCGCGCCACGTCGCCCTTCCTGCTACCGGATACTCGTAGTTTATCATGTAGTCCACGGCAGAGCAGGCGTGTGTTCTCTGCCCCTGATCTGCCTTCGTGAAATCCCCCATGCTCACCATCTCATAATCCTTCCTCAGTTCAACACAGTCGGGGGAATACCCAAATCGTACACTTCCGCTTGCTGTTCGCATCCTTGAGTTAGTGGAGTTAACACGGTCCAAAATGCGGGGGTTTGGTCGCTTCCGTATATCAACATTCCATCCAGCAAACTCAGACTCAATAATCTCCCAGCTACCGGCTGTCGCAGACAGGCCACGGGCAGTCCCGTGCTGATAATCTCCGTATATCCGAAGCCTGACACTACGGGCGTTTCCTCCTGTGTACTCATCGAGCCTGGACTTGGCTTCGTTGCACATCTTCCAGATGTCAGTTCGTTGCTGTCGGATCTCTCCGGAGATGTAGGTTCTTTCCGGGCTGTCCTGCCCGAAGAGCCAAAGGCAAGGGTCAATATTGAAATCACAACACAGAATAACAGGTACGCGAGGGTCGTAATCAGCCCGATAACAGTGAGTATCCCTGTCATGGTACGGGTAAGCCAGCCCATCATACGTTTCAAAGCTGCCCTCGTATTCCTGCCGGAAGGTCCGTTCGTCACAGTGCGCCCTCGCCTCAGCGATCTCCTCCGCGCCCATGACATCCGCTGACTTCCAGCTATATTCACCCCATTGAGGATTGTCCCTGTATCTGTCAAGAAGCTCGAAGTAATGATTCTTTCCTTCCGGTACTCCTACAAACCAAACCCAACCCCTCGTATCCCTGATGGCTGGCTCAACATGCTCCCCCCAGACCGCTTCATCCATGTCGGCATATTCATCGAGTATCCCGCCGTGCCATTGGCTCTTACCGTCAAACCTCTCAGGTCGGTCGAAGCCTAAGACCCATATCTCAGAGCCGTTCCCGTACTGCAAGCGCATATCGGTCTCTGATATTCGCTTCACCACCCAGGATGGTGTGAGAGCCTTGATGTCCTCCCATGCTATCCGCTTTCCCTGATCTCTCGTCGGCGCACCAAAGAACAACGAAACCCCCGGCCTCGACATCGCCTCAGCTACCAGCGTCCGTTTAGCTATCTCAGTCTTGAATGACCTTCTGCCAGCGTGAACGATCTTGAACCGCTTAGGCTCATTTCGGTATCTCAGGATCTGGGGGTGTCGCTCGGCCCGCTCCGGCAAGGGAAACCATCTGGCCGGCAAATAAGGCTGAAATGCGCTTGAGTTCTGCTGTGTTTGCATCAATCTCCGGGTGCTTCTCCCTGAACTCCTCAGTCCTCGACTTCAGCCAGAAGAAGGCCGCCGTTCCATTCCCTCTCTTTGCACCGTTCTTGATCGCCTCCCTGAGTTGAGCGGAGACCCAGACTTTCCCCTCGCCCCGTTTCCTTTTTATATCCTCCGAAAAGTCCGGGTGCTTCTTCTTCCATTCCCCTATCGTTGAGGGGGATACACCGATGAGTTCAGCGCAGGACTCCTCTGAGAGACCTAATTCGATACCCGACAGGAACTTGTCGACATTAGTCTCGTTCGTGGGGAGTTTGTACTTGGAGGGGCGGCCCATTTTCTTGCGGGCCTTCATCTGCCGTACCTCGAAATCATACGAAGCCCCCTGTCCAGGCGGTATGATTCCGCTCGGCGCGAGGGCTTCGGTACGGGTGGTGTTACTTTCTTCGGCTTAGGTTTCTGTACTGCGGGAGGCTTGATTACTCAAACCCGTTTCTGACTGTCGCTCCCGTTAGGGAGAGCTATTGACGCGGGACTTGCGGGAAATTTGCAATCCAATATATGCACTTAGCAAACTAAAGTCAAGTCTCGTAATATCCAAGCTCCGCAAGGTGGCGGTCGATTATGGCTTGCGGCATCTTCTCCCAGTCCATCCGGTTGCCATCCAGAAAGATGTACTCGTAGCCATCCCTCTCCCTCACTGGCCTGCGTTCGACCTTCACCCCTTTCGCTTTCTTCCGTTGGTACTGACGCGAATACTCCCGCATGTGTTCAAGCCTGCAAGTCTCGCAAAACCGGGTAGTCCGTTTCGATGTAGGCCACGCGGTTTTACAGGTTTCACAGGTAATGACAAATCTTCTGAGGCGGGGGCCGCGTCGCATTTCTTCTCCTCTATCAGACTATTGAAACAGTGGGAACATGCGTTGTATCTGGACTTCCTGAAATAGTAGGCTCTTGAAGCGGTCCCTGAACAGACGCCGGACCGTATATCACAGGTGATACTTCCGATAGACATTCCTCTCCTTCTTCGATGTCGAAACAGGGTCCGGTTGTAAGTACCAGGGTAGGCTTTCCCGCAAGATCCTCCTGTGCTTATCGACTTCCCTTTCGCACCTGATACAGGTTTCAGCATAAGCCCTCATCGGCCTCCCACATTCACACCGTCCCTTATATGCTGTCTTTCGTTTGAGTTTCATTTCAGGTTCTTCTCAGCATCGAGCCATGCGGATTCGGGGGCGTCGCCTTTGCCGAGTTCCTTCGATGGTAGGTCCATGCTGAATAGTCCACTCAGGATGACGAACTTTGTAAAATCCCATTCCCGCATCACCACCGCATCAGGCCACTTGTCCAGCACGTAAGCCTTCGCTTGTTCCCATGCGGGGAGAGATTCAAAAGCGGATTGCCAGTTATGCCCGATGACTCTGCGGTTCTCGTCGATGATACCGCCCATCTTCTCCACCGCCCCCGGCCTGACCAAGAGGACGAGTTCTTTGTAGTTCATCCCTCTGCCTCCTTTCTGATCCTGCGGACGGCTTCATCTGCGCCGTCCCGGTACGCCTTGCAGTATTCATCGTGGACGGCTTTCTCTCCGTCCATTTCGCACCCACCGTCAGGGTCGAAACACTCCATACCTACCTGTTTGCCAATCTCAGCCGCCCGGAGTAGGCCGGACTTGTCGCTCCTGCGATTCCATGCAACCCTGCAATCCTCTGGCGTTCTCATCACCTCAAGCCCGAAATTACATGGAACACAACTAACGCCATACTCGTCTAACGGGATACCCTCACTATCCGTAAGGCGGTCAATCTGAGCCTCCCCACCGCAGAAGGGACAGGGGAGCAATTTCTTACTTTCCATTCAACGCCTCCGAAACAAGTTTCTGGATTCTCGACCCAACACGATGTCCAGCGTGTAGGTCAAACTCTCGTAGCACCTCCTTCAGCCGTTCGTTCTCGGCTTGGAGTTCGGTGAGCGCATCCTTCACCTCAACGAAAAGGGACTTGACGTAGTAGTGGCTCCTTTCTTGCGTAGCCTGTACAATCATATCAGAAATCTTCTCGTGTAAGTCCATCACTTTTCTCCTTTCAGCTTTGCGGAGATGCGGGCGAGCTTCTCGTTGCACTCCCCGCAGTTGTCCTCCGTGTCGCACATACCCTTCACCGCCTCTTCAAGCGCATCGCAGAGGGAGAGGATGGATTCGTCTGCAACCCTCAACGCCTCCCGAACCAGTAATGGGTCGCTGAACGGAAGCCCTTTGTTCAGATGATTCTCCGCCCTCTCCCGTATCTTAGCTATGTCGAGTTTCATTTCCCTTTCCTTTCCTTCTGTTCTGCGATGAGGTTGCCAATGTGGTCAAGGGCTTGCTGGAAGTTTTCAAGGTGTTCGATATTACCACTATCGGCATCCTCCACCCTGAACCACCCCGAAACCAACACATCTAAACCAATCTCCAACTCCTTTGCTTCCTCCGTCATCAGCAGGTCGTGGAGCATGGGGGCGGGGGCGAGCAATTCCTTCTTGGACATATTCATATTGGCATATACCACCACTACCCTCCCATGCAGTAGTGCGTACCCCATCTCAACACCTTCAAACTCCACCCCCGCCTTCTTCAACCTCTCTGCGACTTCTCTGGATACGGTCATGGTATCATCTTCGCCTTTCTTCGGTTATCCTCCAACTCGCGGATCGCCTTCCACAAATCTTCAAGCACGATTGCTCCGAGTGGATTCAGGCTACCTCCCTGCCCTTTCTTCAACCCTTCGAGCCAGATTGCCAGATGCCTGAGTCCT